GACTGCTACAATTTCTACACCCCAACGTATTAACGTGTGGGAATCCTTTTGTGAATGGATTACATCCACAAACAACCGTCTTTATGTTGGATGGTTCGGAACTCTTATGATTCCAACTCTCCTTGCCGCAACTGTCTGTTTTGTGCTTGCTATTATTGGAGCACCAGTAGTTGATATTGATGGAATTAGAGAGCCCGTTGCTGGTTCTTTTCTAACTGGTAATAATATTATCAGTTCCGCAGTAATTCCTTCTTCTAATGCGATTGGATTGCATCTGTACCCGATTTGGGAAGCACAAACCCTAGAAGAATGGTTATATAATGGCGGCGAATATCAACTCATCGTCTTTCACTTCCTGATCGGCATCTTCTGCTACATGGGTCGTGAATGGGAACTCTCATACCGTCTCGGCATGCGCCCCTGGATCTGTGTTGCATACTCTGCTCCTGTTGCAGCTGCTACTGCAGTATTCCTTGTCTATCCTTTCGGTCAAGGTTCTTTCAGTGATGGAATGCCTCTTGGTATTTCTGGAACTTTTAATTTCATGCTTGTGTCAAATTGAGGCACACCTGGGAAGCAATTCCCTTGATTAAACGGGATGAATTGCTGGAACCCTAAGTCAATGAACATTTACGAACAATTTCTTCAATACATTAGAACAAAAACTTATGATGATGAAACAAAATTAGAGTTTCATCACGAACCTCCTCATTTTACTGGACAGTCTGACGACAATTCTCCCGAAAATGTCTATGCGTCCTTTGAAGATCATTCACTACTTCACTACTATCGTTTTCTATCTTATAGAAAACCTCAAGATTACATTGCTTGGATGTATAGAATTAATGCAAGTGTTGCATCAAGTGAAGCAGGTAAAATTGGTGGTTCAAAATCTTTCCAAAACAAATCTGGTTGGTTTGCACAAGATCTATCGGCAAATGGAAGGATTGGTGGTATTAAAACTGGAAAATATCACAATGAACATAAACAATCTAATGAATATAAAGAACTAGTTCGTCAAAATTATGAGTGGTCTTTTAATGACCAACCCACATTATGTACATTTAATTGTACTAATGGAAGACAAATACTTGAAGAACTTATGAAGTTCCCAGAGTATGATATAAAATATTCAAAATCTTCTGTTGGTGCAGTAAATAGATCCTTAAAGAAAGGATGTTCTATGTGGGGAATGAAACCAAAACTCATTGATATGGGAATCAGCAGCCAAGCCTTAGATACATCTAAGGAAGGTTCAGAGACTACCTGAGGAATAAAGTTTCCTTAATAACAGGTTTAAGCGTCCCGCCCCTTTATGGGTGATGATATAGTCCACTCCCATACGAAAGTTTGGGGTAAAGTGTTCAAGCAGAACATAACATCCTGATGCACCCCTTCCATATGCTTGGTGTTGCTGGTGTATTCGGTGGTTCTCTGTTCAGTGCAATGCATGGTTCACTTGTAACCTCTTCACTGGTTCGTGAAACTACGGAACAAGAGTCCCAGAACTATGGATACAAGTTCGGTCAAGAAGAAGAGACTTATAACATTGTTGCTGCTCATGGATACTTTGGTCGTCTGATCTTCCAATATGCTTCCTTCAACAACTCTCGTTCACTTCACTTCTTCCTTGCTGCATGGCCTGTTGTTGGTATCTGGTTTACTGCTCTTGGTGTTAGCACCATGGCATTCAACCTGAACGGTTTCAACTTCAACCAATCTGTTGTTGATTCTCAGAATCGTGTCCTCAATACTTGGGGCGATGTTCTGAATCGTGCAAATCTTGGAATGGAAGTTATGCATGAGCGTCAAGTTGTGCTTTGCGCTCTTTAAATCGGATGAATTGCTGGAAACCCCAAGTGGGCAATCAGCAGCCAAGTCCTAGATACATCTAGGAAAGGTTCAGAGACTACCTGAGGAATAAAGTTTCCTTAATAACAGGCACGAGCGTCCGACACCAGAAATGGTGATGATATAGTCCAATCCTGGTAGTAATACCAGACAACCAAAGGATTAAAAGAATGCCCATAATTTTCCTTTGGACCTTGCATCAGTTGAAGCAACACCAGTTGCCTTGACTGCTCCAACCATCGGGTAATATAATAAGGGGGAACTCTTCGGAGTTCCTTTTTTTATAAATAATTAAGCACGAAAGAAAACACGAATGACTAAACTATACTCCGACCTTTATAGAACTTGCATGTCTTGTGGTAAGGAAAAACTTGCTACAGATTTTTATGTAAGAAATAAAACTACTATGGTTCGTCACTCATCGTGTAAAGAATGTGATAAAGAAAGAGTTAAAAAAAGACATCAAGATAATCCAGAACGCACAAGAAATAATGACCTAAAGAGAAACTATGGCATAACTCTTCAAGAACACCAAGAAATGTTTGATGAGCAAAAAGGAGTTTGTGCTATTTGTAAAGGTGAGGGTGACGGTAAATGGAAAAAACTTTGTGTAGACCACGACCATAAAACAGGTAAAATTAGGCAATTACTTTGTAGAAATTGCAATATGGTTTTGGGTCAAGTCAGTGATAATACAAATCTTCTGGAAGAAATGATTAAATACCTACAAAAGCACCAATAATATGCTCCCAATCCTAATATTCTTCATAGCATTCGGCATCTTTCTTTTTCTCTTATCTCTCACACAAAACTAAATACCTATAAGTCGCAAGCACTTATGGGACCTCTCCAGTCGCCTCAAGAATACTTGTTTCATCTACAAGCAACAAGTTCAACAGAAGCAAAACGACTATGGAGAAAACAAATCAAAGAAAGTTGGGATCATAAATGTGCTTATTGTGGATCAGAGGAAGATTTAACTTTAGATCATGTCACTCCTCGATCACTTGGAGGATCTGATACTACTGATAATGTAGTATGTTGTTGTCGATCTTGTAATCACTCTAAGGGACATGAACACTGGAAACTGTGGTATATTCAGCAAGACTTTTATTCGGAGGAAAAACTTGATAAGATAGAAGAGTGGATGAAACCAGCAAAGTCATCAAACATATATTCTTATCGACAGAGAAGAAATAATGCCACATAAGGCATAAATAGAAAATAATCCTTCGGATTGTATTCTAAAACACATGAATATCTTTCTCTCACTTCTTTTGTGGTTAAATGGTTTAACCGTAATTGATGGTGGTCAAAGATGTATAGAAAATAAATCCTTGATGGGAGAATATATTGTTGGCGAAAAAGTCATTACAACTTGTGATGAAAATATAAAAGTCTTGAAGCAGTCAAAAGATACTGTAATCAAGCACGAATATATTCACTACATTTATGAAAAAAGACAAATAGAGAAAACAATACTTCCACCAAAACTTTTAAATTATCTTATAAGAGAATATTTGCCTTCTGGTGAAGTTTTATTTGTTTTGTTGCATGAAAATGATTATTCTAATGATGAAGAACTAGAGGCAAGACTATTTGCAAAACTTCCTTGGATTGTGCTATTCTTTCTTTGAAAAAACTATATAATAATGAGTTTTATAAGGTGTCATGAAATTTACAGTTTACTCAAAAGACGGATGTCCATATTGCACAAAAATTCAACAGGTGCTACAATTAGCAAACCTTGAGCATGTTGTTTATAAATTAAATGTAGATTTCAATCGAGAAGGATTTTATACTCAATTTGGTCAGGGTTCTACATTTCCTCAGGTTGTTTTAAATGATGAACAAAATCTTGGCGGATGCTCAGAAACGGTTAAATTTTTGAAGGAGCAAAAATTGGTGTAATGGATAATCACTTTCAAGAAGTTTATGATGATGTTGAAAAGGCCATTGATTATGCATTTGAAGGAAAATTTGTTTTAAAGTTTTACGATTATTTAAAAATTCGTAATACAAAAAAAATTGAAGTTGAAGAGTTCATTCAAAGTTCAACTGCTAATAATATCAATAATGTTATAGTAGATCTTGATGAGTATCTTGAAGGTGGTGCAGATAATGTACACAAACAACTTCGTGAGGCCTATGGACATATTCCTAAACCTCAAGCAAGAAAGATAAGAAATTATCTTTCTGATATTCTTGAAGATGCTGAGAGGTATAATTATGACAGAAGACCAGGAAGAAGAAAAAAGCAATCTAAATAAAAATGTACCCGAAATTAATCGGGGAGTTGAATTGTTACTAAGAAATAGGAGGAGAGTATCAAGACCAAAGACTTTTCAAGTAAAGTTTGGTAAAATGATTTCTCTCTTCCAAAGAGAATTTTATTTTCATTTCGATCTTTACTTGGACATCAAGAAAAGTAAATTCTCTGGAGAAGAAAAATGTTAGCAGTAACACTCACCATCGGCACACTAATCTCTATTATGTTCTTTTTTATTGGTGGTATGTTAGGGTGGTTAGCGAAAGAGCATTTTTATGTCACACAACCAGTGTATACACACCCAGAGATGTTTGACGAAAATGGAAATATATTACCAGATGAAATTTTAGCCGTGAGGTTTGAAAACGATTATGACTACGACGACGAAGAAGAAGACGACGACTAGAAGAAGCCCAACAGTACAAAAAACTGTCGAACTTCCATCCAATCCATTTATCTTTGAGATTCTTGATCTTGCAAATAGTCAAAGGACTAAAGATAAGCGAATTGAAATTTTACAAAAATATGAAAATGATGCACTGAAGTCCATTTTTATTTGGAACTTTGATGAAACTGTAGTTTCTATGCTTCCAGAAGGACCTGTTCCTTATGGTGAAATTAACGATCAGAATGTTTATTCTGGAGATTTATCAGAAAATCTTTCTAAAGAAGCATCAGGCGGAGAATCTGCAACTGGTCAAGATCTTGATGGAAGAGGAAAAGTTTCTCTTCGCAGAGAATATCAGAACTTGTATCATTTCGTAAAAGGTGGAAATGATGGACTGTCTACAATCAGAAGAGAAATGATGTTTATTAATCTTCTGCAAGGACTTCATCCAAAAGAAGCAGAAATTCTAATTCTTGTAAAGGATAAGAAACTTGAAGAGCAATACTCAAAAATAACTTTTGATGTTGTAAAAGAATCTTATTCTGATATTCAATGGGGTGGGCGTTCGTGAGAGAAACTTATGATGATGTAAAAACTACTCAGGAGGAACAAATTTTGGAAACTACTCAAGAAAATAAAATTGCTCCTTCTAAGTATAGTTGTGAAATTCTTTTAGAAAAAACAACACTTGAGAAAGCAAACGATAAATCTTTCCCATCTGATGCCTATCTAATTTGGTATCTTGTTGATGGTGAAAAATACCTTGACCTTACGAGATGCAAAAAGGTAGTTAATCTTTTTGACATGTATTATGATTCATATGGACCAGGATCAGTTCAAAAAATTGATTGGGGATATGGAACTATAAATCCCAAAATGTGGGGATATCAACCACCTGAGAAAAAGAAAAAAAGATGAGTAAAGGATTTGATGTAGAAGTTGAAATGCCAAAGGCAGATATTGATAGACTTCTAAAAAAATATAAAAAAATTAAAAAATATCAAAAGTCGTCTTTATTTGCTGTAAAGACAATGGATGGTACTGAAGAAATAATTAGTAAAATGATTCAAGAAGTGGAGGATAATCCACTCTAATGGGAGATCATTATCTGTTAAATCTTTATGGATGCTCATCTATTCTTTTGGATGATGAGTATTTTCTTGTGGATTTAATGGAAAATGCTGCTGCGGCCAGCGGAGCAAATATAATTCAGTCGATATCAAAAAAGTTTTATCCGCAAGGAGTCACTGCAATTTGTCTTTTATCAGAAAGTCATATTAGTATTCATACTTGGCCAGAAATAGGTAATGCAGCAGTAGATGTATATACTTGTGGAAATTGTGAACCAAAAGTAGGATGTGATATTATAATCGAACAACTTAAAGCAACAGATTATAAATTAACTTATATAAAAAGATAAAAGTATCTACATATACATATAAACCAATAAATTCTCTAATGATAGAATCTCTCCAAATATTCATTGGAATTATTTTTTCTTCATTGACATTGCTTCAAAAAAAGAAAGAAAAAGTTGCATCCTTTTTAATGGATGTTGGTAATCTTATTATTGAAGTTGCAGATAATCTTGAAGAGGATATTTATCCCCATACGGCATGTGCTCGTATGGGGATTTTGGTTGATAATTTACCAGAGGTTCTTAAGGGAACCGTTGATACAGACACGATTGCAGACCTCTATGAGGCATTAAACCGCGCAAGAAACATAGAAGGTCTATATGGAGACTATAAGTGTGCTGGAGATGCTTCTAGATACCTCTCAGAGTTGAGAAGATTGGCAGGTAACTTTCTTGGGTCTGCAGACATTCTTAAAACAATATAAAACTGTAACACATGTTACAAAAAAACTTGCATATATAGATTTGATAGTGCTATAATGCATTTACGTTCATCCTATTCTCTATTCGCGAATAGAGAATGAGACGCAAGTAAGTCGCGGAACGGATCGTTCATCTATGGAAACACTTCTGCTAACTTGTATTCAAGCACAAGTTATTATTGGCCGAATTCAAAAACATCCTCAGTTATCACAGAGGACAAAAAATGATTTGGTTTGGGAAGTTAAAAAAGTGACTCAAAAGGGGTGTATCATAGACGCAAACGACTGAAGGAACGGGAAACGGATCACTCGTAAGAGTTAAAGGTTAAACCCATTCATTCAGGAGAAAACAAATGACTACTGCAACTTATCGTGGTGTTCAGTACAATGTTGAAGAGCATAAAATCAATGTTCTTCAACTCATCAAGGAACAACTTGAAAAAGAACAACGCCGCCAGCAAGCACAACTTGCTCAAATCAAAAAGTAAATAATGTAAAGAGAGGTGCTTGACACCTCTCTTTTTTTTGTCTAAAATATCTTTGTCCCGGATGATAAACAAAGTACTATGAATAAAGACCGGTTAAAGCTTATAGTAAAAAATCTAGAATTACTTGTTGAAGGACTAAAAGCAGAAATTTATTCTGATACTTCTGCATATAACTATAATGATATTGCTCCACATATTGGAACATTAGACGATTACGATGAGGTATTTGAAGATGACGACGATTAAATCAGCACAACAAAAAAAGGAAGAGTTTTTATATCCAACTCCTCCATTAAATCCAGATTCTGATAAATCATTTCTGGAGATTGCACAAACAAATAACTTAAATAATTTTGCTACACATTTACAGTATGTTTCTTCAATGGTAGTTGGAGGAAAGTTAAGTGTAGAAGATTCGTATAAAGAAGTGAAGAGACTGTATAAGTCTTGGAAAAATTCTCATAAGTCACTACAAGGAAGTTGGTTCGTATGAATGAAGTTAATCTAATTAGTGTTACACCTAATGCTGAAAGGCATATGGCATATTGTGCTCGGGTAAGTAATCCAAAGAATCAAACGAATGAAAAGTTTGCAGGATTGCTGAAGTATTGTATTACTCATCAGCACTGGAGTATTTTTGAGCAAGCATTTATGACTCTTGAGATTAATACAACAAGAGGCATTGCAGCTCAGATATTGAGACATCGTAGTTTTACATATCAAGAGTTTAGTCAAAGGTATGCAGATTCATCTTTACTTGGTGAAGAGATTCCACTACCTGCACTACGCCGCCAGGATGAAAAGAATCGTCAGAATAGTATTGATGATGTAGATCCTTTTACTGTACAGAAGTATCAGATTTTAATGCAGGACCACTTTAAGAAAGGAATGGAACTGTATAAGGATATGCTTGATGCTGGTATTGCAAAGGAATGTGCAAGGTTCGTATTACCACTTGCAACACCCACTAGATTGTATATGACAGGTTCTGTGAGGTCTTGGATTCATTATATTGATTTGAGGTCTTCTAACGGCACACAGAAGGAGCATATGGACATTGCAAATGCTGCGAAGTGTATTTTCTGTTGTCAGTTCCCGAATGTTGCAGAAGCAATGGGATGGGAAAGAGGTGATGAGTGTCCAGAGTGTGGTGATCAATCAATGATTACACTGGAATAAATATTTTGTGTATAATATTATATTAAATGGCAGTATATCCTGTTGTTCACAAAGAAACTGGTGAACAAAAAGAAATTAAGATAAGTGTCCATGAGTGGGATCAATGGA